ATTATGATTTACAATCTATTATTTCATCAAGTTACCCAGATGTTATAACTGACAACCAAAGAGCAACAATTACAAATGTTTGGTATAAAACTCCACTTACAATGTGGAGATTCTTTGCTTACTATGGTGCTCTTAATGTTATTGGTAACTTGTCAACTTATGGACAATACTCTGACGATTCAACATTTGAAGTAGTTCCAACTTGGCAAAATAAAGCTCAAGCTATGGCATATGAAGATTCTGTTTATACAAGAGTAAGTCACTTTTCTTTTGAATTAATAGACAATAGATTAAGGTTATTTCCCCTTCCAGTTTCAGGTTCAATACCTGATAGGTTTTGGTTTAGGTTTTATGTTGACGGTGGAGCCTATGATGAAGATTCGACTAGAAAGGATGGTATGGAAGGTGTAAATAACATGAACACTTTACCATTTAATAATATTTCATATACTAGTATTAACTCTATTGGTAAGCAGTGGATTCGTCGTTATGCCCTTGCTTTATCAAAAGAGATGCTAGGACAGATCAGAGGTAAGTTTGGTGGTTCAGTACCAATCCCAGGTGACAGTGTAAGCTTAAACTCAGGAGATCTATTAAGTCAGGCATCAGCAGAGAAAGATGCTTTAAAAACAGAGCTTAATGGCATCTTAGATCAGCTAACTTATGTTGAATTATCTAAAAAGGATGCCGAGTTAGTTAAGACAAACGACGAAATTTTTGCCAAGGTTCCAATGCCTATTTTCCAAGGATAAATAAATGCCAGATCCAAAAGACAAATGGTCACAACCCGCAGCCCCACCCGGTCCAGTCTTCTTTAATAAGAAGGAGAGAGACTTCGTTAAACAAGTAACTGATGAAGTTACAGATCGAGTTGTAGCCCAGCCGGTTGCTTATTATCCTCTAAGCATTGAGAACTCAAACTATCATCCGCTTTACGGTGAGGCAATCGAGAAAACATTCCTACCGCCCATTAGAGTTTATGCTCTTGTAACATTTGAGGGAATCTTGACAGAGACCTCAGACTTTGGTGTAGATAAAAAAGCAACTATTAATGTAAAGTTTCATAAAAGAAGATTAGGTGAAGATCAAAATGTTTTTGTAAGAGAGGGTGACTTTGTTCTTTACGGTGACATCTTCTATGAGATCACAGAGTTAAATGAACCAAAGCAGTTATTTGGACAGATTGATTTTCGTTACGAGATCGAAGCCAAGTGTGTAAGGGCAAGAAAGGGGAAGTTTAATGCCGAATAAATCTACAAAACAAAAAACACTTAGCCCATCAACTTTAGAGACAGTTGATTTTGCTCTTTACAATTGGCTAAATGAAAAGCTAGACATCTACACAGATTCTAATGAAGGTCGTAGAAAGGTTCCAATCATTTGGATCACCGCAGAGAGAGCTTTCCAAGTAAAAGACAATAAAGAGCTAAGAGAGATTGATTCACAGGCAATCATTTACCCCGCTATGGTTGTAGAAAGAACTTCAGTTTCAAAGACTAATGCGAACGAGAGAGTAATTCCAGGCAACATCTTTGCTCAGATGGATAGAAAAAGAGGAGCTTTTCCTCTTTACAGAAGAGTTGTGAAGGATAAAACACAAAACTTCCAAAATGCAGAAGCTAAAAGATACACAAAACAAACACAGGATACTTTTAAGCTTCCATTTGAATCAAGTGCTGTCGTTTATGAGACACTTTATACTGGTTATCCAGTGTTTTTAAACATGAACTACACAATCAAAATCAGAACTGATTACATTCAACAATTAAATGAAGTACTGCTACCTTTCCAAAGATTCACAGGTGGGATCAATCAGTTTTTGGTAGAGTATGAAAACCACAAATTTGAAGCTTTTATTGAGGATGATTACTCAATTACCAGTAATGCTTCAAACTTGGGTGGAGAAGAAAAGAAATTTGATTCGCAAATTAAAATAAAAGTTTTAGGATATATTACTGCTGATGGAATAAATCAAGATACTCCTTTTGTTGCAAGTCGAGAATCAGCCGCAAAGATTAGATTCACTAGAGAAAGATCCTCACTTCAAGAGAAAAACCCAAACAACGATGATGGTTTCTTTAGACAATAAGCATTTTGGCTTTCCAAAAACTATTTACAATAGACTATTTGTGCAGGGAGTTTTAACACATGGCAGTTTCAGCAAAAAACTTTAGATTTATTTCACCCGGTATTCGAATCGAGGAAATCGATCGTTCCCAAATTCCAGCAGATGAACCAGCAATTGGTGCTTGTGTAATTGGTAGAGCGAGAAGAGGTCCCGCGTTTACCCCGGTTGAGGTGAGAAGCTTTTCAGACTTTGTTTCAACCTTTGGGGAGCCCGTCGACGGTGGCGCCGGCGGTGATGTTTGGAGAGAGGGGAATTACACTTCTCCAATGTATGCAACTTATGCGGCTCAGTCTTGGTTAAGAAACGGTGAGGCTTTAACATTTGTTAGAACTTTGGGTGTTGAATCTGATGATAAACAAACTGGCGGTGAAGCTGGCTGGAAAGTTGGTAATATCGCTGATGATGTAGGACCCGGTGGTCGAGGCGGTGCTTATGGCTTAATGGTATGGACATCTGGATCTAGTGCGACAATATCAGGCTCTCTTGCCGCTATATGGTATTTATCCACCGGATCTATAGAGCTTACAGGCACATTGGCACATGATGGCACTGTCATTGCTGATCAAACCTCCGCAGTTTTTGAGAGCGACACTAGTGGTAAATTTAATGTTAGGTTTAACGGGACTGGCGACAGTGACAGCCCGCTGCCAACTGCTCAATTGGAATTTAGTCTTCAAAAGGGCAATAGTAATTTTATTAGAAAAGTCTTTAATACAGATCCGACTCTAATTGGTAGGGGATCTGCTCACAATCCGGTTGGATACTTCTTAGGTGAAACATTTGAAAATAGTTTAACTGGATCAATGAATGTTAATACTGCTGGCTCAATGTTTGGTATGATTGTTGGTTTGGGTGCCGCTAGCAAAGGCGGCTCAGATTTTAGAAAAGGTGCTTTAGATCAAGATGCATCAGTTCCCAAGTCTGGCTGGATTCTTAGTCAAGATCTTTCAAATGACACAGCTTCTTTTAGCAAGGATATGACAGCTAATATTAATTCTGGAAGAGTTGAAAAGCTTTTTAGACTTGTTGGATTGAATGATGGACAGTGGATTCAAGAGAATCTTAAAGTAAGCATTGAAAACATTAGACCACCTGTTTTATCCGATGTAGATCCTTATTACAGATTTAATGTTGTTTTAAGAGAACTTAGAGACAATGATACTAGTAAGAAAGTGGTTGAATCATTTTTAGACTGTACATTAAATAAAAATTCTGATGATTACCTATTAAGAAAAATTGGTACAAAATATGTCGAATACGACGAATCTACAAATAGAAACATTGAGAAGGGTGAATATGAAAATCAATCAAAATATTGTAGAGTAGAGGTTAATGCTAAATACACCAACGGTTTTACATCTGATTTAGTTCCTTACGGTGTTACTGGACCCACAAGGTATAAACCTGTCGCTTTTGCTGCCGGTGTAAGTGGATCTTTAAGCACCCCAGATGGCGGCGCCGATTTTGTACTGATTGGTAATGAGATGCCGGCAAACGGACAAGCTAATGCTACCGTCAGAAATCAAGCTTCGGCTAGCCTTGTTTGTATCTTCCCAGCCCCAGTGACAAGAAGTCAGGCAAGTTTAGCAACTGTTGGTGCTTTTAGACAAGCCAACTTTGGTGTCTCCGTTCGCGACGATAGTTCAAATCTAGTTAGAGAGGATGTTGTTGACATTAGCAGAATTAGACCAAAAGATGTTCTTGGCTACCAGTCAAGCAGCTTCTTAGATTTTTCTTTTATTACAACATTAGATAATGTTAAGTACAATGGAGCAAGCAGTGCAATTGCCGGCACCTCATCTATTTTGGTTTATGCCGATGATGCACGACAAACCGGTGCTTCATTATCAGCGAAGGGCGGTGTCGATGAGGTGTTAGAGCAAGCAACGGGTGCACCCGGTCTAACAACACTATTCTTCGGTGGTACTGATGGCTTTGATATCACAAAGTCAGACCCATTAGCCCCCGGTTTAGTAACACCAAGTAATAAAGAAACTAGTTCAGAGTACTTTACTTTCGAAAGAGCAATCAACACTGTAAAGAATCCAGAAGAGGTTTCATACAATGTTATTGCTGTGCCCGGTATGACAAACACATCTTTGGTTACAAAGCTAGTTGATAACACTGCCGAGAGAGCAGATGCTCTTGCTGTTGTAGAGTATGTTGGTGGGTATGTTCCACCCGCAGATTACCAATACACAAGCAATAGTGAGACAAATGGTAATGTGAGCACATACATTACTAACAGAAAATCAGTAGCTACAAATTCAAGTTATGCTGCAACTTACTTTCCATGGGTAAAAATTCGTGATAATATTAACAGTGTTGATCTTTGGGTACCACCAACTGTGGCGGCGCTAGGTGCAATGTCCTACACAGACCGTGTACAAGCTCCATGGTTCGCTCCTGCTGGCTTTAACCGCGGTGGGCTATCCTCTGGTGTGTCTGGACTCCCAGTCGTCTCTACAGCCCTCAAGCTCTTCAAGGACGACAGAGATGATCTTTATGATATTGGCGTTAACCCAATCGCTACATTCCCAAATGAGGGTGTAGTCATCTTCGGTCAGAAGACTCTACAGGTTGAGCGTTCAGCCCTAGATAGAATTAACGTTCGTAGATTGCTTATCTTCTTAAAGAGTGGTATTTCAAGAATCGCCAATGGCGTTCTATTTGAGCCAAATGTTCCAGACACTTGGAACAACTTCAAGAACCAAGCAATCCCATTCTTAACCGACGTTAAGACTCGCTTTGGTCTAACTGACTACAAGTTGGTTCTAGATGAAACCACAACAACGCCTGACTTGATTGACCAGAACATCTTGTACGCCAAGTTGTTCATCAAGCCAGCCAGAGCTATTGAATACATTGCTCTAGACTTCATCATCACCAACACTGGGGCATCTTTTGATGATTAATTTAAGGACAAACTATTTAGGTTTAGGAGACAAAAAATAAATGGCTACAGCAATTCCAGTTTGGGCAAACCCACTAACAGAACCAAAAAGAAAATATAAATTTATTCTTAACATTGCAGGCATTCCGGCTTACGTTGTTAAGACTACAGACAGACCAACAGTAACAATTGGCGAGGCTAAACATGAGTTTTTGGTTCACGACTTTAAGTTTCCCGGTAGAGTCACTTGGAATGATATTAGTATTAATCTAGTGGATCCAATTGATCCTGATGTCTCTAGTAGGTTATTAGCTCTCGTAAGAAACGCTGGTTATGTTTACCCAGGCGACTTTAGTGGTTCACCTTCAGACCCAAACTTTTTAAGAAAGTCAGTTGGTAAGGCTAATTTTATTGATCAGTTAGGTCAAGTTACAATTGATACACTAAACACTGCTGGCGAGACAATTGAGACTTGGAGGCTTAACTCCGTATGGGTTAAGTCTGTAGCTTACAACCAGATGAGTTACAGTGACGAAGGATTAATTGAGCTACAGCTTAATATTAGTTACGACTGGGCTGAGCTAGAAACTTTTAGCGCTACTGAATAATTTTATTTTCGACTAATTATAGTTGATGGGTAACACTTACGATAGTTTTGGTGGGTCTGTTTTAGCTGGTTTAGCTAAGTACAGCGCATTTAACGGTCAATCTAAATTACAGGGATCAGACTTATTTGTTAACGCACAACAAAAATTTAGATTTGTTGTTTTACTAGATGATATCCCAGCAGCCTTTATTAGTAGAGTAGATAGACCATCTTACACTATTGAAACAAAAGAATATAATTTATTAAATCACACTGTTAGATATCCAGTTAATGTAAAATGGAATCAGATTAGTTTAACAATAAAAGAAATATTTGGTGGAAATAGTGTGGGCACTGTTGGTCACAATTTAATGAATAAATTATTGGCGCACTCATATTATTATCCAAATGAAATAACAAGCACGGGCAACATTAGTCTTTTGAGTGCAATAACTAATCCTTTAGATACTGCTAGAGAGGCTGTCTTTGGTGCTAAAAACCTTTCAAAACAAAACTTAAATAGGGCATTGGGAGAGATGAAGATTGTTTCACTCAGACCAGACGGCTCTACTTTTGAAACATGGACCATCTATAATGGTATGATTACAGACCTTAAATTTAGTGATCACAGTTATTCAGATGAGGGCTTAACAGATATCACAATTACGGTACAATATGATTGGGCTAAATTAGAATTAGCACAACCTTAAGAGGTATAAATGAGAAATAATGAGGGGAGAACCCAAATCCCTCCTGAGTTGTTAGAACAGTTTATGAAACAACAGGAGGAAAAGATCGTTGGTGCTAGTATACCTGCACCAGCACCAAAGCCTGCTGGCTATCAAGTTCCAACTGATTTTGTTGAACTCCCTTCAGGCGGTAAATTTTATCCTACAAATCACCCATGGTACGGTAAAGATAAAATTGAAGTAAGTTTTATGACTACCCGAGAGGAAGACATTTTATCTTCTCAGCAATACGCTGAAGCTGGTGTGATGTTTGATAAATTACTTGAGAGTATTTGTGTTGACCGCGTAGATCCTCGTAAAATTTTATTAGGTGATCGTGAAGCTATATTAATCAATGCTAGAAAAAATGCATATGGCGACGAGTATTCTTTTTCAGCTAACTGTCAAAATTGTTTTCTTGAATACGAATCTTCAATTTTTTTAAGCAGCTTGCAGGCAAAAGAATTAGAGGTCAATAGCGTTTCAGAACAAGGCACAGTTAGTGTTGAGCTTCCAGTATCAAAGTCGGTAGTTGAATTTAAAATGGCAACAGTTGGAGACATTAAGCAAATAGAAAATCAAAAATCTATTAAGGAGAAGCACGGCTTACACTTCTCACCTACGGTTGAGTTGCACAGAACAATGATTGTTTCTATTGATGGTCATACCGACACAGGCTATATTACACCATTTGTAAATCAGATGCTTTTAAAAGACTCAAGATTTTTAAGAAAAAAGTACGAGGAAAATAAACCAGAGCTAGATTTTAGCTTTGTTCATAAGTGTGGTAATTGCGGACACGAGAACAAAGGAGGTGTCCCTGTTGGGATCAGCTTTTTTTGGTCTGACTCCTGAGTATATGGAGCAGGTGTATCAGCAAATCTTTTTAATGATTATGAAAACCAACTTTACCTTTTTAGAATTATACTCTTTTCCAATATATTTAAGAGACTGGTTTAGTGAAAGGCTTGTTAAATACTACGAGGAAATAAACAAAAGTGACTAAACCCCTAATTATAGAGGGAGAAACTCATGGCAAATCCTCAAGCTTATAGTAGAATAGCACAATTAATCACGACTGGTGGCATTACAAACGAGTCAGATTTAAATACTCGCATGAATAATGCGTCGCCGGCTCTTACAGCGAATGAAAAAAGATCTTTAAAGTCTATTCTGTCAGCCAAGTCTAGGGGTCAATCTAGATCCGAGGCGTCTTTTCAAGCAAGAAGGACCATCGATGAGCTTGGTGAATTTGCAGGTGGGTTTTCCAGCTTAGAGCGTGCAGCGTTAGACGCGACAAAAGCCTTAACGTCAAATACGGATTCCACCTCTAAGCTTTTAAGTGTTCTAAACATAGCTATTAAGCAAATAAATAAAGGGGTTGATGGTGTAGAATCTCTTAGAATATCTTTTAATAAACTGTCAATTGAAGATAGCCCTAAATTTATATTAGCTTTAAGAAAACAACAAGATCAGCTAA